GCGCTCAGCGAAGCAGCCACGGAGACGGCCGAAAGCTACAAGAAGCTGGCGGACGAGCACCGGGAGACGATGTCGGCCATCGACACCGAGAGCAGCCGGGTGGATACCCTGGTACACAGGTATGACCAGCTGACCGGGCAGACCTTCCGGAGCGCAGCCGAGAAGAAGGAGCTCTCCAACATTGTAAAAGAGCTGAATGATATATACCCGGACCTGAACGCCGAGTACGACATGGAGAACGACAGGCTCTCCGAAGGGAACAGCCTCATCCGTTCGAAAATTCAGCTCTCACAGAAAGAAAAGAAGATGGCAGCCATCGAGGACGCCATCGCGGATGCGGTGGACGCACAGACCGCCGCACGGAACAAGTTATCAGAAGCCACCAAAGAGAACCAGCGGGCGCAGGAAGCCTACGCCACGGAGCTCCAGGCGGCTCAGGCGTCCGGGTTCTACTCGGAATATTATTATGCAGCCGTTGAAGCCTCGCAGAACGCCGCGCAGGCCGTGAAGGACCTGACGGAGACGGAAGCGCAGGCAACGGCAGATCTGCAGGACCTGTACGCCGAGAAGCGTGCCATCATGGGCGACTACGAGGAGGCAGTGCTCCAGGCCTATGCCGAACAGCAGGCGGCCCTGAACGCTGCACTCGCCAACAACACCCTCACGATGGACATGCTCACCGAAGAGAACCAGGCGACCGTAGAGGAGCTGCGCACCATCTGGCAGGGCTACAAGGACGAGGCCACAAACCTCTTCAGCACGCTCTCGGATGAAATCACGCTCTCAGTCGAAGAGATGCAGGCTAACCTGGATACGAACCAGCGCATCATCAACGAATGGGGCGACAACATGGAAAGCCTGCGGACACGATTTGCAGACCTGAAGCTCGACCAGGCGCTCCTCGACCAGCTGGCGGACATCGGGCCGGAAGGCGCTGGCTATGTTAAAGAACTGGCCACGGCGTCAGATACGGAACTGAAACATCTGGCCGAGACATACCAGAACGGCGGCGACACGGCCACAGACGCCCTCCTGAAGGCGTTTGACATCAAGGATGTAGATCCGGCCGTTGTGAACCTCGTGACACGCACAGAGGACTCTCTGCGGTCTAAGGTGAAGTCTACAGACTGGGCAAGCATCGGCTACAACGTAGACGCCGGCTTTGCCAACGGCATGGACAAATACGCGTACCTGGTCGAACAGGCAGCCATGCGCATCGCCAACATCCCGAACAGCGTCATCCGGGCAGAGAACTACATGCGCAGCCCCTCCAAGCTCATGGAGAAACTCGGCGGCTATATCGGCGAAGGCTTCGCCCTCGGTATCGAGGACACCCAGAAAGTCGTCGCGGCAGCAGCCACGCAGATGGCAAATGTATCGCAGTACATCAGGTTCCCGGAATATGTCACCGGCTCTTACAGGATGCCGGCGGCGGCGAACAGCGGCAGCTGGAGCTCTGGACAGACCACGGCAGACGGACTGCGTGATATGGTGGATGCCATCAACGCCAGACCGATCGTCCTTGAGAACACCATCGAGGTGAACGGCAGGGCCTTCGCGAAGGAAGTAACCACCTATGTCACGGAGGAACAGCAGGATCAGGCAGCGTTCCGCGCCCTGAGGAAGGGAGAGAGAATCTAATGGCACATTATAAATTCAGAGACACCGTAGCCGGAGTGGTGGAAGAACCGCTTCCGGCTGAGGCGCTCAAGATAAACGGAGTCTGGCTGGACAAGGCCGTGCCTGGATACCGGACGCTCTTCGCAGCGGGCCGGGAGCTCATGTGGCACGATGTGACCAGCAAGAAGACCGGCGGGCAGTATGGGGAGCGATTCCTGTACAGTAACATCCCCACCAGGGAGATCCGCGTCGGCTTCGCCATCATCAGCAAGACCCCGACAGAATACCGGTCCGCGTTCAACACCCTGATGTCTTACCTGAAGGGAGAGAACGCTGAGCTGATCTTTAACGACGAAAAGGATAAATATTTCACCGGCACGCTGACCGGCATCGAGGAACCTGGAGACGGCGAGTTGAACAGCACCGGCGTTATGACCTTCCTGTGCACCGACCCGCGGAAGCTGAGCCTCTTCCCGATTGAGGCCTACGGCGGACTGTACGAGGACGGCAACCAGATTATCGAGATTTATAACAGAGGGAACATCCCCTGCCCGATTGACTACGAGGTCCTCATGCACAGCGAGAACGGTATGGTCGCCTTCTCATGCGACGGCGAAGACCTCCAGTACGGATACCTCGATGAGGTGGACGGCGGCACGGTGGAGGAATCTGAAGTACTGTTCGACCTGGACGGTGCGGACTTCTTCAATAGCGCCACGCTGAGCATATCCGACACCGACCTCGCGGGAAATACGGACTTCACGAAGGTGGCAACATGCACCCACGCCACAAACTGGAGTCTCGCACCCGGTGACTGGCTGTGTCCGCAGTCTCTGACCAACTCATGCGGCGGCTGGGGCGTAGCGCTGAAGACCGTCACCATCCCGGCGGACTCCGGCGGAGTGATCGGCGCGGAGAACTTCGAGCTCTCCTGTGTGGGCGTCTTCGAGGGGCTTGCATCCCAGACAGGCGTCATGCGTGTCTCGGTGAGCAACGACAGCACGCTCATGGCCTACACCCACATCGTGACCAATCTCCGGAACAGCACCAACGCCACCGTCTACATGGGTGCCGGCGGACAGCGGAAGGAGTTCAGGGCGAACACGCTCAACTCCGGCATCGCAGGACGCGGTAAGAACTGCCGCATCTACATCCGGAAGAGCGGGAGCACCATCACCATCGCCTTCGGCCCGAACAGCACGACCTTCGAGGTCCCGGAACTGGCGACCACGAAAGCCACAAAGGCGACCATCTGCTTCGGACAGTGGACAGGGCTCACGGACCAGATGAGCTTCATGGGCGTGAAAGATGTCATGTTCCGGAAGGATAACGTGGAAAGCTATATCGACATCCCGAACCGATACCAGGACGGAGACCTCATGGAGGTAAAAGGCTCTGAGGGTATGATGTACCTCAACGGCCAGCCGGACGCTGATGACGAGATTATCGGTTCCACCTACTTCCCGGCACAGCCCGGAGCGAACACCATCGTCGTGTCTAACAGTATCTGGGCGGACGAAGCCGTCACGGTGAAGGCCGTTATCAGGGAGGCATGGTTATGACAGACTGCGCAAGAATAGCAATTTTATCAGCCGACAACCACACTGTGGGCCACCTGGACAACACGCTGCCGGATGCCCTGCACTTCTATGATGACAAGTTTGTGGATTATCTGGAAGGCGCGGCAGGCACGCTGACCTTCACGGTGCCGGCGAAGCACCCGGAGGCTGAATACATCCAGGCGGGAAACAAGCTGGCCTTCAGCTACCACAACCGCGACAGATACTACACCATCATCAAGGCCGAGCCGGACGAGCACGAGGTGCATGTGACCGCGTACAGTCTTTGCCTCGACCTGATTAACGAGACTGTGGGAGCGTATGAGGCCTCCAGCGCGATGACCTTCGCACAGTACCTTGCCGTGTTTTGCGACGAGGACTACATGGTTATCAACATCAACGAGGTGAGCACGTCGAGCATCCAGCACACCTGGGACGGCTCCTCCACGCTCCTGGCGCGTTTATATTCCTTAGCAAATGTATTTTCGGCAGAGGTAGAGTTCCTTCCGGTCCTCCGGGCGGACTACACACTCGACCATATCGAAGTAAACGTATACCAGCAGCACTCCGACAGTGCGCAGGGCATCGGCGATGCACGGAACGACGTTGTAATGCGCTTCGGAGTCAATGTCCAGAGCATCCGGAAGACGACGGACATCAGCGGGCTGTATACGAGCATCTACGCCATAGGCAAGGACGGCCTGACCATTTCCAGCATCGAGCGCACGGTTACAGATGAGGATGGCAGCGTCCTGTTTTTCACGGAATCCGGCTCCCCGGTGCTCTATGCCAAACAGGCGCGGGACAGGTATCCTTCCTCCGTATCGGAAGACGGCGGCTATATCCAGTACACCAACACCACCGAGTACGAGAGCGCAGAGGACCTCTACGCCTACATGCTCGGTTATCTGAGACGGGTGTCTGAGCCGGCTGTCAGCTACAAGGTGAGCGGGTACGAGGAACTCAACGTGGGCGACACGGTGCGCATCATTGATGCCGCGTTCAATCCGCCTTTATACCTCGCGGCCAGAGTCTCACAGCAGAGCTGGAGCATGACACAGCCGGAACGGAACGAGACGACCTTCGACAACTTCACCGAGATGACGGCAGCCATCCGGGAATCTGACCCGCAGACCATCGACGTGGTGGCACGGACAGCAGCAAGGGCGGCGAACCTTCAGGCCTTCAATGCACGGGAGAAGGCAGACGACGCGGCCACAGCGGCAGCTGAAGCGGACACGAAGGCAGTGGCGGCCAGAGGCGTGGCAGACGCCGCGAAGCTGGCAATCGAGGCCCAGGAGCAGTTCTTCTGGCATGATACTTCCGGCGCACACATCTCCGAAGTGGCGGAAGCCGCTTCCGGCAAAAACGTGCTTATCAACAGCTACGGCATGCAGATCCGAGACGGCTCGACTGCTATAGCCCACTTTAAAGCCGACGAGGTGAACCTCCTCCAAAACGAGCTCCGCATGAGAGCAGGGCTGGAACAGGCGCGCAGGCAGTCTCAGATCAAAAAAGATGTATCGGTTCATGATACGATTGAACAGGAGTTCATCATCGGTATTGATGTGACCGACTGGCAGGAAGACCCTGATTTAACCAGCAAACCGATCCCGATAGTCGACTTCAGATATGACCCTGTTACAACAAAAAAAGGCACCATATATGTATCCGCCGAAA